CGGACTGATCGGACTGATCGGACTGATCGGACTGATCGGACTGATCGGACTGATCGGACTGATCGGACTGATCGGACTGATCGGAAGCGAGAGGAGCAGGCGTGGATGCCAATCGGCCAGGGTAATCCAGGCCTGCCGTTTCGCGCTCGGCGCATTCGTCGGCCTGAATCTTCAGCTTCTCCTCGAATTCGACGCCGTCGAAGGCGATCGATTCGGCCTCCAGCGTGGAGATTCCGAGCGCTACGCGCTCGCGGGCTGCGGCCACATCCTTGGTCGGATCGATGGAGCCGGGGCCATCTCCGGTCCACTTGGCCTTGCACCATGCCGCGCGCACCAGCGGATCGGCGAAGAAGCCCGGCGCAGCGAGTTGCCCGGTGCGCACCAGATCGGTGAGCCACTCCTCATAGATCGGCTGACAGAAACGGCTGGCCATGAATTCGCGCCAGCGCCGAAACACCCGCCACGCCTGCAACAGGGCCGCGCGCGCCGCCGAATAGCTCGACTGGAAGTGCATGGTCAGCACCTCCTTCGGAATCTCCAGCGCCATGCCGATCTGAGTGAAGATGGCCGACACAAAAGGATCGAAGGCGACATTCGGCCGCGCCGGATTGGCCGAAACCACATCCTCGCCCGGCAGCAGGTTCACTGCCTTGCCGCCCTCCAGCGAGCCGTCCCAACGCATGGCCGACTTCAGATAGCGATCGCGCGCATCAGGAGAGTCGAACAGATCGTTGAAGGCGTCCGGGTTCATTTTGATAAACACGGCGAATGCGGAGGAGATCACCGCTGCCGATAGTTCGTTGTCGGTGTAGCGGCCGAGCTGCTTCAGCGGCTCGATCACCGGAGCGAGGAAAGGGATGCCGCGCTTGGCTCCCGGACGCAGCTTGTGAAACAGATGCAACACGTTGCGCCGGCCGGTGTTGGTGCCGAAAGCGCGCACGGAGCTCCATTTCATGCCGGTGCGCCGCAGAGCTCCCGGATGCTTGTCGGCGATATGATAGGCTACCGGATCGCCCCAGGCGCCGACCTCGACGCCGCCGAAGATATTTCCGGCACCATCGGCGGTGTAGTTCGGGTTGCACACCCGATCGGCCTCAATCAGCTGCACAGCCAGCCGGTAGGGCCAGCCGTCGCGGCGCTCGATCAGCGGCAGCAGAACGAAGCAGTCGCCGCTCTCCAGAGAGGAGCGGAAGGCGAGCTCCTGCAGCTCGTAAAAGTTACAGCTACGCTCGGCATCGCAATTGATCGAGTCGGACCAGAGATGCCAGTGACGCTTGATCAGCGCCTCGGTCTCTTCCTCCGAATCCTCTTCGATGCCGAGAAATTCGTGGTCGATGCACGGTTCCAGCGACAGACCGGTTCCGACCACATGCGTGACCATGGAGTTGACGGCTCCGGTTGCCGCCGGGGCGTTGCGGGCAAGGTCGCGCGAGCGGGCGCGCAGATCGGCCAGATCAAGCAGGTCGTCGGCGTCGGCATCTCCGGCTCTGGGCGTGAAATTCGCAAGCTGGGGGCGGATTCGGCTGCCCCCATGGTGGCCGCCAACGGATGATGCGCCGATATGCAGCGCCAGATCGCGGCGTCCGTGCCGCCGGTAGGCGAAATCAACCACGCGGACAGACCGTGCGGCTACGTCTGCGACCGGAGGAGCGGGCGTCGAGTTCGCAAACCTTGGTATTCCAATAGTCGATGCCGCGTTGAACCTTTTCGAGATCTGCCCGCGTCACCTGCCGGCGCGATTGCCCGGCCACGTCGATGGTGAACGACTGCCCGCCCAGCACAGCCTTTTCGGCTGCGATATAGGCATCGAGGTTCGCCTGCGCTTGTTCGAGGGTGATTCCTGCCATAGGGCAGGCAGCCTATTCTCCTCATGTGTCCCACGTTCAGATGATTGCGGGACACCCCATCTTTCAACCTCGACCGATCAAGCGGTACAGCTTGCTGCGTGCGATCCCCATCTCTTTTGCCACCTCGACTTTGTTTCCTCCCCTTTCTGCCAATAGTCGATTCGCCTCTTCTCGCTTCAATTCGTTGTCTTCATGAGTCATTTTCCTTGTTTTTTTGGCGATGTAAATCGCCTCTCCGTGGTATTTCCCGCGCACCCAGCTTTCGAGCCGGCGCAGCTGCTCTGCCGATGCGTCCGGGATGATGTTTCCCGCCGCCTTCACGAATTCGCTGACAAAATCGACTTCATTGCCACCGCTCATCCGCGCCCCCAGTTTTTCAGACTGATCCCTCTTCCGAATCCATGCACCACCTCCGCCGGCTCCTGCTCCGCCGGGGGCACTACCGGGGCAGTGGAGGCGCCGAGCGCTTCGAGGCCTCCGGGCTGGAGGCGGCGCTCAAGGGCATCCCAGTGGTGCTCGGTCATCGCGTGCAGGCGCACTTCCGGGTGGCGGCTGGCGGCGAGGGCATAGACGGCGGTGTCGAGCGGTTCATTGCGCTCGCCGCGCTTCTTCACCCATTTGTTCTGCTCGGGATCGTAGGACTCGGCCAGCAGGCCTTTGAAATAGTCGTCCGGAAGACCGGCCGGGAAGCGGATGCGGCGCTGCGCCGGTTCGCGCTCGGCATCGGCGGCCAGGCGGCCGACCAGCCAATCCTTGGCGGTGTCGGTTCCGACCAGCCAGAGTTGCACGCCCTTCTTGATCGTCTTCCCGCGCCAGTTCACGTCCTGCTCACTCGGGCGGCTGGCGAGGATCTGCCGGCCCGGCGAGCTGGAGCCCTTCAGCGCCATCAGGCGCGGCAACCGCTTGCTGCGCACCATGGTATAGACCGCATCGGTGCGCTGGCCGCCTGTGTCCCAACCGACGGCGGAGATGGGCAGTGCCTTGCCCCAGTGGTTGAGGCGCGGCTGCGCCAGATAATCGTGCAGCGCGCCCTGACCGGCACAGAATTGCTCGGCCACATCGAGCGGATCGCCCATCAGCTCGACATAATCGATCACCCACACCGCATCCTTGCGTCCGAAGCCGAGGATCTGCACGGCGAGGCGATTGTTCTGGGTGTCGATGCCGGCGGCGAGCAGCAGGCAGCCGGCAGGGACGGTTCCGACCGGGTTAAGCTCCTCGGCACGATCGCGCAGGGCATGCCATTCGACAGCGCCGGCCGGCGACCATGTTTCGGCGAGGCGCACGTTAATGAAACGCTTGAGTTTGATGCGATCGTCCTGCGCCTTGATCCATTGCTGCGCCAGTTCGCGCCAGGAGAGGCCGAGGCCGATGGGCGAATAGAGCGCGTTGATGCGGTAGCTGGGGTAGGGGCCGTCGCGCTCGGCGATCCAGCGGCCGGCATCCAGCATCTGCCGCTTGTGCAGCTCCTCGATCTCGGAGCCGCAGTGCGGGCAGACATACCACACCTCGCACACCAGGCCATCGGCAAGCCGCCAATGCAGCTGCTTCCAGATGAGCGGCTGCATCTCGCCGCAATGCGGGCAGGGCACACTATACTGCCGGCGGTCGCCGCCTTCGTATTCCGACTCGATCACCGAGGCGCCCTTCATCGTCGGCGAACTGATGACCAGAATTTTTGAGCGGCTGAAATTGGACTGGCGCCCCTCGATCAGGCCGAGCGGATCGCCCTCGCCGCCGACATCGGGCGGGAAACGGTCCACCTCGTCGGCCACCACATACTTGATCGGCATCGAGGCGAGCGAGGAGGGGGAGTTCGCGCCGCCCAGCACCAGCAGGCCGCCGGGGAAATCCTTGATGTCGCGCGAATTGCTGGCATCGCGTTTGGCCTTGGCGTTGAACTTCTCGGCCAGCCGGGGAGAGCTCTCCAGCATCGGATGGATACGCTGCAGCACGTAGCGATCGCGCAGCTCCAGCGTCGGCTGCACCGAGAGGGTTGGTGCCGGCGCATAGTCGATGATATAGCCCAACCAGTTCAGACCGATCTCGGTTTTGAGCATCTGGATGGCCGACATCACCACCACCTTTCGCGCCGGCGAATGGAGCGAGAGCATGTCCATCGGCTCGCGCGCGTAGGGCGTCAGCGAGGTGCGCCACTGCCCGACACGCTGCGCCGATTTGCCGGTGAGCACGCGATACTGGTCGGCCCACTCGGAAACAGTCAGGCGCGGGCGCGGCTTGCAGCCTCGGGCAAAGTCCCGAAAGAGTATGTCGCGCCCATCCTGCATACTCATTGCGGCTTCCCGATCAGCTCGCCGAGCTGGCGCGCGATTTCGCGTAGCACATAATCGTGGTGCGCCGAGAGGATGGCGCGCACCTTCTCCGGATCGCTCTCGGCCGCCAGCTCGGCCACCGACTCATCCTCCATATTCTCCAGCGATGTGCGCAGCAGCACGCCGAGCGCTGCGCCGGCAGCGGCAACGGTGGAGGCTTCGACGAGCTTGCCGATCTCTTTTTCGTAGACCAGTTGCGCCATTTTTGCCGCGAAAGCCTCTTTCACTGCCCGCGCTTTTTGATAGCTGACCTGCTTCTCTTCAGGCTCGCCTTCGGGCCTTTTTTCGTCCGCGTGTTTCTTTTCCGGACCTTCGCCGGACTTCCGATGTTCGGACCAGCGTTCTTTTACGTCGGCGCGCGCTTTGTCCTCGGTCGCTTCTATGCGCAGCAGCGATGCCACCGGATCGACCAGCTCCTGGCCTCCAACGGTTTGCATCACCAGCCGATCCGACTTTTTCAGCTGCGAAACGTAGGAGCGGGTCCAACCGTTCGCGCGCGCGAATTCGGCCTGCGTCACCAGTGTTGCCATGCGTCGAACTCCCGGTTGAACGATGTGATCCCGTCGAAAAAAGACTTGTAGAAATCGAACAGCGCATCGCAGCAATGGATCGCGGTCTGTTCCGTGCGCGGGTTGGCGTTCACGTTTGCCGACGATTCGACGGCGAACTTTTTGCCGCAGGCGGAGAGCAACGCGACCTTGGAATGGTTGCGAAAAACGGCCACACGTCCGTCACAAACGGAGATCGCCTCGCACAGCGCCGTATATTCGTCGTGATACTGATTCGGAAAAATCTCGCCGACATACATCTCGACGCGCTCGACGCGCCCCGATTCGATCCATTCGGCGATGGCGCGCACATCGTCCATCGCCATGCACCAGGTAGAGATCAGCAGGTAGTCGGCGATGAACTCGCCATGCATCAGATGCGAGACAAAGGAGAGCGAATCGACATCTCCTCCGGAGATCACATGCCACGAATCTCCGGAGGAGATGTCGGTCAGCGACGGAAGAATCTCGGTCAGCTTCGCTTCGCTCATCGAGCGGCGAACAAGTTTGCGCTGCCGAGCCTTCACCGCCCGCGCTTCGAGTTTCGCGACGCGCGATACGGCTTCCTCTTCGTCGGACGAGACGAATTCGGAGAGGTCGAAGAGCATGTCGTCGGTCATGGATTCGGACTCATCCGCTTCGCAAAGCGCTCCAGCTTTTCATGTTTGGCGAGATCGACGAGCTCATGCCCGATCAACACCCGAATCTGGTGGCACATCAGCTCGACATCGGCGACCTCTCTGGCAAGTTCGTTCAGACCGATCTGCGATCGGATAAAGAACTTGTTCAGAACGACAATCAGCTCTCCGCACTCCTCCATGGCTGTGGTCACCTGCGGGACTACGCCATAGATCGATGCGGCGCGGGAAAATATCCGATCCAGATGGTTCCGCTCGTCATCCGCCGAATCCTGAGTCTGAAAGCACGCCTCCGGAGCACCAGGCCATCCATTACGGATCGAATCCCAATCTCCATGCATCCATTCGGTCAGAAACTCCTGCGGGCAATCACACTTTGCCGCAAATTCGATGGCGGCCAAAGCCGCAGTGTTTGTTTTCATGCTGCCTCCTTGTGGCCTGCGACCTCTGCTTTTGCGATTTTTTGCCGGATCGCGCGATCGCGGCGGCGGGCGAAGTCGCCGTAGGCGGCGATGGCCAGGCGTTCGGTGGGGTAGGTGTCCACATCGAGAATCGGATTGCCGAAGCAGCAGGGGCCGCCATCGATCGGGCCGGAGTGTTCGCAATCGAACCAGTAGGCCGCGCCGCAGCTCCGGCATTCGACGATGGAGAGGGAGAAGGTGGCGCTCATGCCGCCACCTCCATCGCCCTCTTGAAGCCGACCACTTGATCGGTTGTCCATTGCATGATTCCGGTTGGCGGCGGATTGAACTTCGCATGCACCCGCACGCAGCGGACGGTGGCGGCGCGGCCGTTGGAGACCATCATTCCGCGATGGATTATGCGCATGTCGGATCGGGAGTTGAGCTGCGCCGAAAATTCGCTGTGGCTTACCGGCCAGCAGCCGCCGTCCATATCCACCCAGCGGCACCAGCGCAGGTAGCAGGTGTAGAGATCGGCTCCGAGGCAGCACTGGCAGGGGATATTCAGGCGACCGGCGACCCATTCATCGAGGAAGCGATGCACCGCAGCTTCCGAAGGCGAGAGAGCGGAACGCGCAGAGGTGGATCGGGTCGATTCTTCCTTTCGCTGCTGCTCCTCTGGATCGATGCCCATTTCAGACAGCACATCGACACCGGTGGCTTCCACTGCCTTTCGGTTGGCCATCGCCAGCGATCCGGAGAGCGATAGCCCGGCCGAGCGCCCGGCGCGCAGCCATGAGCGAAAAACGCGCTCGGTGGCCACGGCGATGTCGGCGCGGTGGTTCATGTTCAGCGGATCGGAGCGATGCGGGAACTCCGCAGCCTTCGCCCTGTCGCGCAAATCGAAGAAGGCGCGCACCAGCGCCTCCTTGAAATCCATGACCACATCGGAGTTGCGCATGAAAGTGAGCAGCAAAGTGGCCTGAGGTTCGTTCAGCCAGGCGAACTCGGTTTGCTTCCCTTGCGGGTTAAATCGGATTTCAAATCCGATTTCGCCGAACTTTGCCAGCCGATCAACATGCTTGCGGATCAGCTTGATCACCGGCTCATGGGTGAGCTGCACACCATTGGCAATGGCCAGCGAGGTGGTCATCGGCTGATCGTGGTGGAGGAGAACCAGCGCGCTCATGCCCGGCCTCCATCGATCAGGCCGGAGCGCATCTTGTCTTTTTTCTCCTGGCGGTGTTTGGCGACGAACGACATGAACAGGCGTGTCGATTGAGCGGCTTCGTGGAAGGCTTCATTGGCCGAGAGGCCGAATTCTCGCATAAACATGCGCGCCACAGAGCAAATATGCTCGGCATCGCTTACCGGCACGAAACCGGCCTTGCCGCCATCGATCAGACGCAGATTGTGGGGGAGTTGCGGGCGGTTTCCGCCCATGGAAACAAGGGATTTTGCCATCGGGTGGCTCCAGTGTGGTGACGTATCCACCACCGGAGCTTCCAACCTCTGGCGGCAGACCGGATGCGGGTTGGAAGACCGGTCACACTGGAACCCGGCAGGCGCGAACGCCTCCCGCACCCGGCCCACCATACGGTGCGCACAGGCGCTTGCGGACGCAAAAAAGCCACTCGAAATCGGGTGGCTGCGTCCACCAGTATGATTCGGGCTTCCAAACCCGGCCGGAGCTGTGGCTCCGACGGGGGGAATATGCGCCTGCATCGATTGCGGCGTCAACATTTCAGGACGACTCCGGCATTCCGCACATGCGGACCTGCGCCGTTTTGGGGAGTTTCGCGATGCTGTCAAACATCGTCGGACTCCAGATCGATCAGTGTTTCGCGCCAGTTAGGGCAAGGACGGACTCCCTCTTCGAAGAGGTTATCTTTTCCACTGGTGGCATACCAAAAAGGATTTAATTCAGATGGTATCGGCCTCTCGGTGTACGCCCATCGATCACCATCGCCGTCAAATGCCAAATACCGCGCTCCAGGCAGTACATCACGCGCCTTCTGTCGCAGTTTTGCGCGCAGCAACAACTCGGCAAAGCGGGTAAGGTTAATCAGCGGCTGGCGTTCTATCTCGTCCCCATCAACAACCAACCCGTATTTCTCGGCAAGTGTTGCGAGATCGTTAATACTCATGCTCATTTTAGACCTCCATTTTCTCCATTTTCTCCACCTTCAAGCCATGAAGAAAACGCCAAACCATCGAAACATAAGGCGTTTTCTCCATTTTCTTCATTTTACGGTTGTTTTCCGTAACGCGCGAAAACATGACGCGTTGCGTCTTGTGTAGCGCATGCGTTGCGCGTCGCACGTAGCGCGCGAAGTGCGGAAAATGCGGAAAATCGGCCTTAAGTGCGCGATTCATAACGCAAAACATGCGGAAAACGGGTGCGGAAAATGCGGAAAATGAAGAAAATTGCATGGCGTCGGCGGGCATCATGCGTCCACCTTGTCGGCGAAGGAGCGCACGCGCTCGCCAAGCCACTCCATCCACGTCAACTTTCCGGGCGAATTGTCGTTCGCCGGTAGAACCACGTTGGTCACCTTGCTATTGCCGTTGGCCTGCAACACCGGCTTTTTCGCCTGATCTATCTTGTCGTTCATGCCGATACGGGAGCTGAACTTGTTCTTGGCGTAGGCGAAACGCTCGCCTTCATCTCTGATCCAGCGTTCGTAGTAGCGATAGAGATCGGAGAGCGAGCAGGCGGCAGGCTCAATGGAGAGCTCTCCGCGCAACCATTCGTCGATGAATCGATCGGGCGACTCCTTGGAGAGATCGATCAGTTTATTCTTGGCCTTGGTGCGCAGCGGCTTGGTGTGCTCGCAGAAATCTCCGAGATCGACATTGAGCAGGTAATCGTGCAGCGCGGCAATGCCGCCGTTCTTCGCCTCTTCGGCGGCGGCGCGGTAGTAGGATTCGTCCTTCGGCTTCGGCGTCCAGACAACCATGAAGCGTCGATCATCCTGCTCCAGCACCAGCGGCTGCGCTTCGTTGGAGAGAAACACCAGGTTGGCGTGGTTGCGCTCCCACATCGACTTCACATAGGGCGCCCGAATTCGGATGGTATCCTCGGTGATCAGCCCCTTGATGCGATTCTTGGTGTGAAACAGCTCCTGCCGGGCGACCACTTCGTTGGCGATGAGGAATAGCTTGGCGGATAGCCAGTCGGTGAATGTGTCCTCAAGGGCATCCTGACCGATGATGAAGCCGTAGCGGCCGTATATCTCCTTGATCGATTCGAAGAAGATGTTCTTGCCGGCGCCCTGAGGGCCGTGGAAGACCAGCGCGGTGCGCATCTTTGCGCCCGGATTCTGCACCGGGTAGGCCAGCCAGCGGATCACCCAGTCGAACACCTGGCGCGCATTGGATTCGCCGCTGCACATATATTCGAGCAGTCCGACCAGATTGTCGCATGAGCCTTGGCTCGATGGCGTGGTCGGCCATCCGGACCAGAGATTGAGCTTGCCCGGCTCGCTGCCGCGCGGGTCGAAAACGACATCCTCCAGCAGCGCCAACTTGCGATCCGGGTGCGCCTTCATCACGCGCACGGCGTGATCGGGAAGCACCTCATACATCGACGGCTTCGGGATGAATCCATTCAACCAGCGATCCCACACCACATCCTTGGCATCGAGCATCCAGACGAATCGGTCGATCCCTTCCTCGACGGATATTTGCGAGCGCCGAATATCGGCCGCCCCCGCCCCCCCGGCAGCGGGCTCCCGCTCCGACCAGCCAAGATCGGCGATCTTCGCTTCCAGCTGCGACCGCACGGCGGCCATACCCTCGGAGCAGTGCAGATCGTTCCAGTCGGTGAGCTTGGAGAGGCCGCGATCGGCGAAGAGCGGGGCGACGAAGGAGCCGCCGACGGCCAGAGCGGCGGCGCTGGCCTTGGCGATGCCGGTGTTGCTGCGCGAATGCTCGGCGCCGCAATGGATGCAGGCAGGCTCGGCGATGGGCGTGTTCTTCTGGCAGCTCGGGCAGCGGCAAAGGAAATCGTCGTCGGCACAGAGGAGCAGGCGGGCGGCGGAGTAGCGCTTTTTCAGCGCCTCGGCCACCGGCATCAGGCTGCCGGCATCGAAACAGACGGCGACGGCAAGCTGCGTCGCCTCATGCAGGCTGGCGGCGGTGGCGTAGCCCTCGGCAAGCAGGATGATGCGGCCAGGCTGGCCGAGCAGATGGAAGAGGCCGGCGGATTTGTCGATGCCGCGCGGCCAGAAATTCTTGTCGCGCCCGAGCTTGCGGATCTTCTCGGCGTGCGATTCGCGGCCGAGGATGAACTGTAGACCGCGCACGCGGCCGTCGATGTCGCGCATCGGCACCACCAGAGCGCCGTCGCGGGTGAAACGGACGCCGTGCGCGCCGACCTGCTTGCGGGTGAGGTAGTCGCTGCTGCCGCTGACGCTGCACGCCTTCCACTTGGCAAGGGCGAGCGCGGCGGCGGTATCGGCCTGTCGGCGGCGCTCGGCCTCGGCGGCCTTGCGATCGGCGGCCAGCCGCTTGCGCAGTGCGTCGCGCTCATCCCGGGTCATCTCGCGGTCGAGCTTGAACTCGATCTTGCGGGTGACTCCGCCCTCGCGCCAGTTTCCGTAGGTTCCGCAGATCAGCGTGGTGTCGCCATCGGGCGACCACTCGTGCAGCTTGTACCAGCCGGAGCGCTGGCCGAGGCGGTCGCCTTCGACCTTGCAGCGCACGATCCGGCCGAGCTGGAAACGCTCGCCGGCATCTAGCAGGCCGAAATCGGTGAGCTGGCGCAGTACGTCGCCGTAGTTGGTCCAGCTCATTTACCGAGTCTCCGCGAGAGATGGTAGGAGAGGTGGCGCTCGAAGCCGCGATCGATCTCGCGGCGGGCGATGGACTCCAGATCGAGCAGCGCGGCATAGCGGGGCTTTCGGACGAAGAGAAGCACCGGCGCGACTTGCACGCCGTGGATGCCCTTCTTGGCCCAGATGCCGGGAGCGAGATTGACGTGGCGCCGATCCTCGCGGCGCACCACGAAATAGACGACGCCGTTGATCTCGGCATAGCCGCTCTTGCGGCTCACTTTGGCTCGGCGTGCGCGGCTGCGATCGGTGGCGTTGGCGCGATAGCCCTGCTCTCCGAAGGCTCGGAAATAGGAGAGCAGCATCACGATGGTCGACCCGGGAACATTGCCATGGGCATCGAGACGCACCGCCCAGCTTTCGGCACGGGGAGGCACGGCGGCCATGCCGGCGGGCAGCACCCGCGCCTTCAGCAGCGCCGCCTCGTACTTTTTCCAACGACGATGCTGCGAAGCGTGATCGGTGAAAAGATGCGCGAAGGCGCGCTCTGGGGAGTTGCCCTTGCTGCTCCAGTTATCGAGGAATATCTCGGCTTCCGGCCTCGACAACGTGGCCTTTCTCACCGACATCGAGCGCAACGCGAACGCTGTCGGTCGATCCAGACGCTTCGCCATCTCGGCATGCACCCCGGAGCGGACATCGAACGCCGAATCATTCACCGCCGCCACCGCTGCCCGCCGCACATCGGCTCGCACCTCGGCAAACACCGCGCGAATCTCTTTCTCCATGCTCATCGGGCAGCCCTGTAGCCGACACCTGTTAAGTATGTTCCAACACCAATCCCTAACGGCAAATCGAGGTGTGCATTACCCTTACCGCCCCTTCCACGGGAAGGACCCGTGCGCCTGGAAGGAGTTGTTAAGTCGGTATTTCGCAACACTGCGCGCGATACCTCAATCAATACGGGGGACGGGGAGACAGATGCGGTTGGGACAACGGTTGGGACATAGAGCATGCGGAGCATGGATGGTGCGAAAGAAAACAATGCGATGTGAGCGCAATGCCGATCCCCTTGGGAGTACCAACAACAGCGGGCGCCAATGGCGCCCGTTTCCATTTCAACTTTAACGAGTTAAGTGACATTTCGTGGAGGTTTTTGCCTCTGATTCTGTCCGAGGAACAAGGCCACCAACACCCGTTTTTGCTCGTCGTTCAGTCCGCGATGGCGGTGAATCAGCTCCT